CTGTAAATTTCTTCCATACTCTAGGTATGTTAGTTACCCCTAGTTGGTATCCCATACTAGTAATAGCCATTTGAGCTTTCTCAGGTAAGTTTGTAAAGTTCTCTATCTTATCATTTAAAAAGTTACTAATCTTCTGTATCTTTAAACCAAGTACTGCTTTACCTTCATCAAGAGTGACATTATTAAGGTTTTTAATTAAAGCTTTCTCATCATCTTCTAGAGAAGGTAAGTAAAAACCAAAGCCTACTGACTTATCTTTACCGTCTGCATAAGGACTAGCCCTAAAACCTTCTTGAGTTGCTATTAAACTAGCAGTCTTTTTTGCTATAGTATTGCCTTCCATTGTAACATTTTCTCCTGTTATAGTTTGATTACTAGGTACAAAGGCTTTTTCAGTACCGTCTAGTGTACTAGCAGTAGCAGTACTAACTAAGCTAATAGAATTAAGAGCTTCAGTTAGAAAGTTATTATCCTTAGTATTAGAAGCTAGTTTTTCTACGTTCATAACTGGAGGAGTATAACCAGTAGTACCACCACTAAATTTTTCTTGAGTTTTAACTGTAGCTATTAAATTTAATAACTGTTGTTGATCACCTAGTAAAGTATTTTTATCTGCCTTTCCACCATATGAACCTATTGATGACCTTATACCATCTTCATCTATTTCAAAGAGTCTAATAGAAACTTGGTTAGGGTCTTTCTCATCTGGATAAATAGCTACATCATACTGACCTTTTACTAAACCAAATGTCTCAAACATATATTTTTTAATGCTGTTAGATTGAAGTAATACTTTATTATATTTTGGTATAATTACTGCAGCAACTAATTTAGTATCAACATTTGTGTTAAGATGATTAAAAGCATACTCTGTTTCGTTACCTGATTCTACAACTTGCCAATCTTTTTCAGCTATACCTATAGCTTTTTTAATAGCATCTTCTTCATTTATGTTTCCTGAACTCATTAAAAAATAAGCATGTTTAGCTATCTCTGCTTTGACTATAGCAGAATTAGTAACACTTTTTAATTTATTATCAAACCATAAAGAATTAGATAACTCATTATCAATGTTTGCTATTAAAGTAGAAGGTCTTTTTATAACATCAAACCTCATTTGTTGTACATTAAAAGCAGCTTGGTTATACTTTTTACTTGTTATAACACGTGCATCACCACCTACAGTATCTTCTTCTTCTGTTAAATCTTGTGTTGTAGTCATCTCTCCAGAAGTTCCTGCTTTGTCTATAATGAATTCCATAGCTTCAAACTTATATTGTTCTTCTGGACTTAAAAAACTTAAATCAATACCTGAGTTTCTTAAAGCTATATAAGTTAAGTAAGATGATTCAATAGCTGCGTTACTTTCTGGAGTACTAATAGCACCTGTATTTAAATAAGTTAAACCATTAAAAACTTGATCTTTTACTTTAGGAGGAAGAAACATTATCTTTCTATACAAAGAAAGTTTATTATTATCTATAAGATCACCTGTCATAAACATTTCATTCTTAAACAATTGATCTTCAAGTTCAAAATCAGTAAAAGTTCCTATACTTCCATCAGGTTTTTTAAAAGTCTTAACAAGTTTTTGCTTACTAATCATAGCTTGGTTTATTCTTTTTTGAATACCATCTACTTTAACTTGAGCAGCATTAACTTTACCTATACTTCTATCTCTTGCATCTCTTAGTGTACTACGTATAGCTATATTGTCTTTAGTATTTAACACACCTTCTTTTTCTAAATAAGCTAAAACTATATTATTAGGATCACTTGTAGCAAGATCAGTAGCTAATTTTATAGCAAGCTTATTCATTCTCTTATGATCTGGTTTATTTCTTTTTGTTTTACCATCATAAATTACATGAGCTTCTGCATTATCATCCCATATTTCTTTAAAAAGTTTTATGTTCTCGTCTGTTATTTCTTTATTAGTCTGTGTAAAAGCTATTGCAGTGTTTACAATACTTTTATTTTCTTCATTTTTAATATATGTTTTTTTACCTTCGTTAATCTTTGCTATTAACTCTATGTTATTAGTTTCCATCAACAGCTTGTAGTTTTCAATTTGTAGCTCGTCTGCACCTTCTTTTTTCATTTGTTCTACGTTGTCAAACGTATGTTTTTTATACTTTTCTACAATAACAGCTTGATCTGTTTGATGGTACATCTCTGGATTATTATTGTAATCAGATATTTGATTAGAACGTGTTATAAATGCTTGATTAGAAACGTGCTGCATTCTCTTTTTAAAATTAAAGTTGTCTATTTCTCTTTCACGTTTAAGTTTAACCTCTAATTCCTTAGTTGCTTTAGCTTCTACTGCTGGAGCTAGTGCTGTTACAAACTGAGATAAAGCTGAAGGAGTTGATTGGGTTTGCACAGGACGTGCATAAGTTTCAACAGGACTAGCAAAAGTTTTAGTATTTATACCACTTACATTAGTAGAATCTACATTTAACCTTGCCACTTGATTTCTTTTTAATGCCATTATTATTTCCTTATCACGTTAACATATCAGAAAGAGAAAAAACAGTACTAAGGTTTGTAGTAGTAGGTTGACTAAAACCATTAGTTGTTAAATTTTTAACAGCCTTATCACCCATAAGATTTACTCCAAACATCTTACCATCTCCAAACTTAATATCACTAGCCATAGTTTGTCCAGCAAAACCTATAGCTGCTTTTACTAAACTAGGTTGTTGTCCTTGTTGTAAACTATTTATACGGTTAAGTGCTTCTGCAGCAAGACCTGCACCTTCTAGTTCAACTTGTGTTAAAAGGTTTTCAATGCTTTTATTATACTTTGACATACCTCTAAGCTTTCTAGCTTCAGTTAAGTCTATCTGTTGTTTAACACTTTTACCTGCTACTCCTGCTTCACCTGCAGAAACTACTTGACTTTCTTTTGTCTCTAAAGCTTTAATAGCTAAAGCCATTTTATCATCTGCTATAACTTCTGATTCTTGTATAGCACGTTGATTAAGAGCACTAATCTTTAAGTCACGTGCAGCTACAGCAGCTACTCTGTTTGCATCATACCTTGCTTGTTGTTCTCTAGCTAGTTTCTTTTTCTCTGCAAAAGCTGCAACAGCTTGTACACCTTGATAAATCATCATTGGATTCATTTACTATATCCTCACAAATTCTAAGAAGGGTTTTCCCCATTGGTTATGTTTATTAATAAAAGTAAAACCCAAAAACTTAAGCCATTTAATTGCTACAGTATACTCTGCATCCACAGAGTTAGTTAAGATAGTATACTTTTTATTCATTTCTTTTGTCAATCTTTTAGACTCTCTTAAAAAAGTTATCCATATTTTATGAACAGCAGGAGTAGTAAGTAGCCAAACACATGCAACTGTGTCATCTTGTTTAGCTACTCCGTATATACCTGCTATTTCATTTGTATCTGATACTAGAAATGTCCAACATTCTTCAGACAAATCTAATCCAATTTGTAAAGCTTTCTTTGTACTACCATGTGATGCTATCACCTCTTGCCTATCTTCAGGTCTAAGATTATTACATAGATAATCTATATCTTCTTGAGTGCTTTGTCTCACATGGGCTTTCATTACATTCTCCTAGAACGTAGTACAAAGAAACCTTCCCACTCAGCTGACTGAAAGGTACAAGGAAAGTGACTAGAGCTTTGTAAAGTTACAGTCGTATCTGTTGATTTACCTAGTACACCAAAACGGTAAGTACCTGAATCAATACCTGCAACGTTTAATATGTTTGTAGATGCTCCAACAATACGTCCAGTAAAACTTCTAGTATATGGAGTACGTTTTAGAGGTGTAACAACTACGTTAAAGAAACCAGTGTTATTATAAACAACAGCATAATTTCTTAATTGTAATTGTCCTGTAGTTATAGATTTATCACCTGATTTAACAACTGGTTCAGAAAAAGTATACTTAAATATAAAAGGAACACCTGCATATACTATCTGACCAGCACTTAACTTAGCAGCAACTGCAGAAACAAGTATTACTTTACCAGTTTGATCAATATAAATAGCAGCAGCATCTGTATAAGGAAGACTAGTAATACCACCTGTCTTTAATAATACTCTTCTGTCTAAATGAATAGAGAATTTGTTAGTAGTATAAGTAGTAGCTACATCTGCAGATAAGTTTATACGTTCTAAGAATAAGTCATTACCTCTTTTGATTAACATTGTTATATCTGCACGGTTAAAGGATAAACCAATAACATCACCACCAAATACCCAACGTGACCAAGAAGCTTGAAGCTTTTCTCTACCACTCCAGTAATATCTGTATACATATATAGCTGTAGGATCATCAACAGTCTGTACAAGGATCATATCCTCGTTAGACGATGCTTGAATATTTCTAACTTCACCTTTTAAATACTCTGGTACATGTGCTGTAATCTCTGTAGCATCATTAGTGTCAGTATCAGTGTCAACAAAGTACTCCCACATACCAGACCAAGCACCTCTTGTTGAACCAAAGTATACAAACCTACCTGCTTGTGCTGGTTTAGCTCTTAGACTTGCTTCAAATTCTGTAGTGTTAGAAATGTTAACGGTCTCTGGAGTTAGTGTAGGTTCTCCTGTGAGTTTAAACTGTGTTAAATCTGAGAATAGTAGTAAGCTATCATTAAAAGGTACAGCATGTTTAAGTATACTAACCTTGTTAGAAGATACTGCTACATCAATAGGGTCACTATCCACTATAGTTAGGACTGACTTACGAAAGAAGTCAAAGCTTGTAAACTCTCCTGCTCTAGAAAAGATAACATTTTCATCAGCTAAAACACCTAGCCTATTACGATGAAAGAATATATCTGTTAGTGTAAAACCTACAAAGGAAGGGAAAGAGTTTGTATTATCATCCCCTACTTTTCTATCTTCATATGTAACTGGATCAAATTGAAAATTACCATTGGCTAACTTTGTTAACTTATGTGGTAGTGTTGTAGCATTTAATTGTGTTAATACAGATGGTTCAATACTTTCTTTCCATACTTCTTCATCTGTAAATTTAACGTAGTAATCATCTTGTGCTTTATTATTATCACCTGATACTTTAATACTAAAGTTAACTGGAGCTTCTACAGGTAACTTTTTAAAGTCAGCAGTTTCATCTTTGAATACTAGTAAATGTTGACCACCATGAGAGTCACCTACTTCTACCTGAAAGTCAGTAGCATCTGTTGATTGTATATGTAATACGTTATTTAAACGTGTAACTGTTAAACCTGTTACAGCACTACCATTAACGATACCATCATAATAAGTACCATTAACACCAGTACCAGAGAACGTATTTAAATTAGTAGCTATTAAATCAGTAGCTGCTCCACGTTCTGCACTCTGTGTTAAGCCTGTGCTTGACTGAGTACTAGATTTAGTAGCAAATTGTACAGTACTAGTACTATTACCTTTGGTTAACACTAGACGATATGTTGAGGAGTAGTCAGCTTGTTTAACATATACAAGAGCTTCTGGATTACGAGCAGCTGATGTAGTAGAAGCTTTAGCTACTATTGTATTTTTGTTTACAAGGAAGGTTGAGTCTGCTATTGATACAGCAGCTAATTCTTTACTAGGGTCAGACAATCCATTTAAATATGAGGTAGCATTGTTTGTTACAGTTTTAGATGTACCATCTTTATCAAATACTTTTATAGTACCTGCTGTATCTATAACTAAAGAGTAGAACTCATTCTCATCTCTACGTATAGTATGTATAAAAGCTTTATCTAAGTTTGATATAGTACCTAAGTTAGCAACATGATCTGAACTAGGACGTTTAGATAAACCTGTTACAACATTAGATAAAGCATTCTCTTGTACTTCAGCTTGTGTACTAAGTCTTAAAGAAGGTGGTTGTTGTGATACCCCATTAATAAGATTGGGGATAGATTGACTGATAAGTGCCATTAAAGTGATCTCCGTCCCTGTCTGTCGATGATAGCAAATGTGTCGTAGTTGTCAAAGATATTGTGGTCATCTGAAGCTTTATCAAACTCTTTAAGTTCCATTAATGCACCTTGCTCATCTCTCATTTGAAAGTCATGTAATGTACCTGAACCTACTACACGGTCTTGGAAGATACGAGTAGCTCTTAGTATGACATATCTTTTACATACTTCAGGTAAATCATTAAATATTAATTGTACTACTATGTCTAAAGCAGAAGCAGAACCTATATTAAAAGTGTGGTTCTTTCTGTCATACATTTTTAAACCACGTTGTACTAAGTCTGGGCTTTCTGAACCTAGTGTGGCATCTGCTCGTAGTATATCAGAAGGTAGTATGATCTCACCATCTGTTGATACAGCAAATAATTTATTTAATTCTCTGTTGAAATGCCAACCCATAGATTGTACTTCACGGTCTACTGTGTTTAATATTGTTTCAGCTATCTCTGCTTCTATTAGTCCAGAACTTAGACTACTTACTGGTGCTTCTCCAATAGCAGATAACATTGTATTTACTGCATCTAGCTGTGTTGTTCCTGCCATTACATTCTCCTATGAATGTGTTATACTCATTTAGATTTCTTCTTATATTTATCCATTACTATTTTTTTATCAGGATTTTTCTTAACTTCTTTTTTAGCATCAGCTATACCTTTTTTAGTATAGTTATATTTTTTCCCATTTACTTCTGGCATTTAAGTCTCCAATAAAAAAGGAGGTGCACTTCTACACCCCCTGTTAAAGTTAATGATTAAGCAACTGCAGTTAAAGCAATACAAGCAGCAGGACGTAATACGTTGTGTCCCATTGCATATTTTGCTACCATCAGTGTACCTTGTCTATTGATTTGATACTCAGATTCCATACCTAAGTCAAGCAACTTAACTGTTGCTACAGATTCAGGTGTAAAGATGAAACCTCTAAACTGTTTAGCAAGAGCAACCATGTCAGCACCATCTACAGCAGCAGTAGGTATATCATAATGAGTAGTTCTTCCTGATCCAGCTGTATTAGCTAGAGGAGCATTACCACTAGTCTTACCTTCGTTAGCATTTGATGTAGTAAAGTTCTGATACAGATTATTAACATCAGCATGGTTAGACATAATCACAGGCATTCCTGCAATCATTGGAACTTGTGCAGAAGCAATAGAACCATTACCACCAAAGTCTGAGTTCATATAGGTTAACTTAGTACCATCTGTAACATCTAATAATGCATAGTACTGTGTAGGTGGAAGTGCTACTACAGCTGAAGAGTGATCAACATTCTTTATGTCAAACTCTTTCTTTGCATCAAAGATAGCTTTTGCAATCTTAGCTGGATCAAGTGCATGTGCAGAAGATGACCCAATGACTACGTAGATGTGAAATCTTCTTCAGAGAAATCTTTATATCCTTGAACAAGTCCAGCTGCTCTAGTAGCATTAGTTGATAATGCAGCTTTAGTTAACATTCTTGCTACGTTTTTATCAGCTTCGTTAGCTAGTGCTATACCAGCTTCCTTTGAGTAGATTGAACGTACATCATAGTGGTTCATAGCTTCATCAATATTAGCAATGAATTGACTAGAGATAAGCAAGTCATCAATAGTTACAATTCTCTCACTAGCTCTGATTGAGCCACCTGTGATCTCATTTCCAGGAGTTAGGTATTCAGCTGTTGCTCTACCTGTCATAGGAAATGATGCAGATTTACCCTTACTAATAGTACGAGTTCTTACTTTGTCCATTAGGACTTTCTTTTCTTCATAGGCAGTTAGGACTTCCCCAGCATATAGCTTGAGAAACAGGTCTCTAACGTCACCTGACTTATTGGTTTGACCCTGAAAACTTACGGTGTAAGCAGGGTTTGAAGCAGCTTGTGCCATTTTATATTACCTCTTAGTAGTTTAAGTTGAGTTGAAATTACACTCAGCATTTCTACAACCTTTCTCCAAGAGTATCCCTCGCAAGGGGTCAGGGGTAATAGTTTGTCTTTTAGCTTAGTGTTAATAGGAATGATCAGTTCCTTTTAAATACACCAAATTAATCATGTACTTAAAAGGAAGGGGGATTGCTCCCCCAACCATAACAACAATGTTAAAACAGGCTGGACTTCTGTAACTTAGTAGCTACAGCCTGTCTGTAGGCAGGATCATTTGCATATCTAGGGTCACGCATTGCTGCAGTCATTTGAGCAGTGCTCTCAAACTTCCCACCTGTGGATGCAGAACTTGTACCACCTTGTATAAGGTTAGGTTCTGCCATAGAACGATATCTAGCAAACAATCCTTGAACAGCCATCTTAATTACTTGAGAGTTCTGTCCACCCATTGTTGTATTATAAGCATCTACTTCTTCAGGAGGTAAAGTATCTTTAGCCCACTGTACCATAGTTGCATATTCGTCTGCTCCCCCTACAAGGGAGTACATTTCACCTGTCTGTTGTGCAGCAAGAGCATCTTGTCCTGCTACCCATGAGTCTACCATACTTGGTGGAAACCCTGCTTCATCTAATGCTGTGTATGCATCATCTGATAGAGCACCATTGTCAAAGTATTCTTGTTGAAAAGTTGAGAAGTCTAAACCTTTACTATCTAAAAGTTCAGCTACCTCTGTTGGGTTTTCTGTAGGAGTTTCTTCTTCTTGAGCACCTTGACCTAGCTTAGTCTCTAAAGATGCATAAGCTTTAGCCATATCTTCAGCACTTTTAAATTTTTCAGGTAACCATTCTGGACGAGATTCATCAACTTCTTCTCCTCGTTCCTTATCAAGCATAGCTTGTTGATGCTCTGTTGACTCTGGTGTTTCTTCTTGAAAAGTATTTATTTGATCTGCCATATTTATCCTTCTGATTCAACAGCACCTTTAGCTAATTGTGGTGCAGCACCTTGTGCCATACCTGCTGCTGTTTGTTCTAACATTTGTTGTTGTTGCATTTGTTGAGCTTGCATCTGTTCTTGTTGCTTCTGCTCTATTGATTTAATAAGACCAGAAGTATCAATCCCTAGAGATGCAGCAAGTCTATCAATGTAGTCAGATATGTTTAACTCACTAGCTATAACTTCTTGTCCTAGTGGTTGTAGATATTGTAAGAAGGTAGCAAGTTTGTTTAAATCTTGACCTCTTCCTAGTGCTTCTATACCTGTGACTACAGTAGGTCTTATACTTTCTTTAGGTAAACGTGGCATCTTACCTTGTTTAACTAAAGATTCTAATAGTATATTAATTAATGGTAACTGAAATTCTTGAGACAATATAGAATACACACCCCCTAGAGCAGTCT